GTCCACCAAATGTGCCACCTTGTGTTCCACTAGTTCCGTAAATACCGAAACTATTAACGCATCCTCCTCCACCACCGCCACCATAATAAACTGGTAGACCAGTGATTGAAGATATAACACCTATACCACCATCTCCTGCTCTTTCTGGGACTATAGAGCCACCATCAGTTCCAGGTGCTCCAGCACCTCCTCCACCACCAGCAAGACCATATCCATTAGCGTTACCACCAGCAAATCCTAAACCACTGGTGCCCACAGCACCAGTCGCCCAACCATATCCACCTCCACCACCAGATGAGCCAATTCCTGCAGCTGCTGGAGCAAGAGGACTTCCACCATAGTTTTGATGACTGATTACGCCAGATGCGCCATCTCCACCACCAAGTGCAGTGATACCAAAAATAGAAGAGTCGCCACCATTTCTCGATTCTCTAAATGGAGCAGTGATAGTATTATCCCATCCTGAAGCACCAGTACCTACAGTAACTACCCAAGTGCCACTGGGAATAAAAATAGAACCTTGGACTACTGCTCCACCACCTCCTCCACCACCAGCAGAGTCTGTGCGAGTCCCATCTTTAACAGGAAAAGAAGAATTGTATCCTCCTCCGCCACCACCACCTGCACCAACTATAAGATACTCTACGTATCCACCAGTTTTAATGTAAAATGTGCTTGAAGATGTGAATGTGTGGATTTGATAGTCTGTCGGTGCACCATGAGATCTTCTCCAATAAGAAACACTACCACCTTCAGCTATGACCTGGGAATCTCTTAACTGATTTGTCATCTCATTCGTCAAACCAGCTTGATTTCTACTTTGATTAAAGTAGTTTACATCGTTATCCCAACCACCAGCGACATTTTCGATTAACCATTTTTCCAAATGCCTAATGTTTACCTCGTCTAATAGTTCAACAGGTGCTCTTAGATTAAATGGGGCATATGGAAGTGGTGTTGTCCACCATCTTTCGACGTGCTCTTCGGTAGCCCCTTCTACTAATTTTTTAGACCTCAAATAAAGAGCCGTTGCTTTAAATTTTGGATTTTTTAACTGATTCTGGTTGGACATGTTATGAGAAACCTTTTATAATTATTGTATATTTATAAGTCTCACTTTTTGTTGTCTAGCTCTTCTTTTTCTGTTAATTCTAAGTCTTCTGATAATGCGTTTGTGTCACCCATTCCAGTCATAAAATGAGGTATAATCATTTTTGACTTTTTTTCTTCTAACCAATGTTTTCTTTTTTCCAATTTCTCTAATAACTCTTTAGATTCTAGGACAACTGCTTGCATGTCTACATAATTTATAGAAGCAAGAGCTACACACAATGCATGTAATTCATCTTTAGTTAAAGATATTCTCTTTAGATCTTCTATGTCTGCGTAAAAGAATAAATCTAATCCTTGTTTTGAGTGCCATTCTGAAAATTCAACACACGCTTCTGTAGTGCCAATATCTTCTATTTTACCAATAATTCCATCGCTTCTAATATCATTCATTTATTTTCCTCCACTGAATGGGCATTTTCTTGCTTTTTTAAAAGTTCCAATAAAATAAGGTCTATGATTGCTAGAGTATTCTACCTTTCTATACTCAATTTCATCTACCACAATAGGTTTCCACTCAACATCATAATCACTATCGAGACAAATCCATTGATACATAGGATAACAATAATCTAATTTAATCCTTCGTATAATTGCTGGAATAAAAACATTAACATTTAATCCATGTTGATACTTGAAGTCAACTACTCCAGGAAGCATCTTTAAACCATAATCATTTAACAAATGATTGTATGATGGTTCAAATCCAAGAAATTTAACATCTTTATTACATTTAACTAGCCATGGAGATTCAAACTTAGCATGTCTCCAATTATTGAAGTTAAAATGTTCTGTTGCATATTGATTTTTTGGATGTTCGATAATAGGAGGCGAAAAATTATCAGCGAATTGCCATGTGTATGACTTTTCATTAACCTCAATTATTAGTTCAGACCACAATGGTTGTATATTTCCTTGTTGATATAGATCAATAAATCCAGCACAAGTTTTCATAGTATGTGTTGGCATTACCATCCCTTGCGGATTTGGCAGATTAAGTGCTTTGGGAACTGCTTTCCACCACTCAGGAATAAAAGCACTTGCTCTGGGTATACCAATTTCTGCTATTCTAGGAATTCTAGTAAAACATTCAAGAATCAATTTTTTCTTTTTAAACAAAAACATAGATACCTCATAATTTGATGGAGCGGGAAATCGGACTCGAACCGACGACATTCTGCTTGGCAAGCAGGCATTCTACCAACTGAATTACTCCCGCATGATATTACTTATATAAACAATTATACGTCAGTTTTATTTGCAAGACAAATAAACGTGAAAAGGGCAGAGGATCACCCTGCCCTTCTCTGGTATTTTGTAAAATATGTTTATTATGATAAATCATGCTGCTCGATGCATAGCCCACTTTAATCTGTCTGCGGCATATGACGCTGCGAATGCATTCGGTTTTACCATCGGCACGACATTACACATTCCACGAATGTAACCAACTGCTTCGTTTATCACACAAGATGATCCATGCATTTCATTTGGATTAATATCTAAATGTACTTCTACGTATCTATCCTCTAAAACTTCATGTAATCTGTTGTACATTTCTGCAATTTTATAGACCTCGTTCATTAGACGCATCCGAGGACGATCTATTTTTTGATCATAATCTCTTTCTCGTTGAATTTCACCAAAGATTTTACATCCATTATTGCCATTAATATGAACAACTATAGCCATTGTATAATCTGCATACCAAACATTACCAATTAAAAATCTCTCAGAATCTCCACCAATATAAATCTTTGTTTCAGGATTCTGCTTATCAATAAATGATTTCACTTCTTCGATGTCTAGTTGTTTCATTATATTTCCTAATAATTTGGAGCGGGATGCGAGAATCGAACTCGCAACAACAGATTGGAAATCTGTAGTTTTACCATTAAACTAATCCCGCATTACTGTGGCTACCCAGCAGGGACTCGAACCCCGACCAACAGTTTTGGAGACTGGTATGCTGCCATTACACTACTGAGTAAAAATAATAAATTATTTTATCCATACAAATGTCTGATCGAATACAGACATATTGTTTATTATATTGTTTTCTTTTCTAAACTGATCAACAACATGTTTTATAGAATTGTAGTCATGACCAGAGAATATGCCACCAGTTTTAACCTTAGGATACCATCTATTTAGTTCTTCAAGAGCATGTTTTTGATTTATGTATGAGTCTACAAAAATAAAATCTAATTCATTATTTTCAATAAGATCTACAGAGTTCTCTGAAGTATCTTCTACAAATAATACTTTATTCTGTAAGCCTGTTGACATGATATTGGTTAATGCACGAATTTTAACCTGCATTATCATATCTGAATCAACCACCATTGATTCTTCATCAATAGTATCAACATAAGGTTGATATGGATCTATACCGTATAATGTTTTGATTCTTGGACAACACTCCAATAAAGAACAGAATGTATGTGCTTCCCATAATCCAATTTCGGCACCAACAATATGTTCCTGTGGTAGTAAATTGATTAAATGAATTATACTTTGTCCATCGGATTCTCTATAATTTATCATATTGGTATCCAATGATTTATATCAATTAGATGATGTTGTTTAAGGAAAAGAATTTCGGTAGGAACGATATCAAATGCTACCGTTATTCTCGGTTCGTCAGAATGCCATTCACTGCTTCTATGTTTATCTCTACCGCTTGAACTAAGAACTAATAAGTTATTTTTACTCTCTACATGAATATCATCTTCTGGAACCTTTCTTCCATCTATTCTGTAAATAGTTTCAGAATTTGGTTCTACATTAACACAATAAAACCCATGCCATGAATGATCATTAGTTGGCCAATGGCTATGCCAGTTAATAGCGTTACCTTTTTGATAGAAATTTACCCAGCATTGAATATGATACTCGTCGAACAGTTGGACATTATGTTTCTTTTCTCTAATTATAAAATGGAAAGAATCTTTTATATTTTCGTAAAGGTTTGTCATTCCTGGGATAGGAGACATCAAATAATTATATTTTGAGAAGTATTTTGTTATTAATTGTTGGTCTTCATCTAAGTCTGGTACATCTGGTATGAATGTATCCATAACATAATTATACATTATGTTGGCATTTCGCTTTTGTTGATACAGATCTAAATCTAGAATTCTAGTGTAGACATAATCATCAATCTCATTTATATCCATAATTATCTCTAGTTATAAAGAAAAGTATAATTTACTTTTCTGTTATTTTGTCCATCTTTGAATCTCGCCAGCTGTGACTCATGTTCAATATCAGAATAGAATATCATCGCTCTGTTATATCTGTATGGAATATGTACACTTTTATCTTTCGATACATGGATCAATACTCCATTATAATCATCAGAGGTTTCCTCAATACATTCGTCTGGTGTGCACCAAATGTTAAAGGTGATTTTTGCTTTAGGATCTATATGTCGTTGCACACTACTAACTTGTTTATTGTCATGAACGAACATCCAACCACGAGTATATTCTAAATCTTTTAGACAATTAAATTTCTCTTTTATTTCTTCTGAAACATTTGTTAAAAGAGGGAACCATATATTCATACCATCTTTTGAAAAATTTATGGCAGTATAATCTTCATACTTATCATCATATTCATCTGCGTGTAAACCAAAATTTCTCAATCGCTGGCAGTATTCTTCTTTTAAAAAATTATCAACTATGGCAACTTTATTCTTTAAGAACTCAGCTTCAACATGGCTAAAATCGTTATTATTTAATACTGTGTCATCTAGTTTTTTATAGTTAAAAATGTCTTCACTAATTATCATATTTTACCCCATAGTTGGTGCCCCAAGAGAGACTCGAACTCTCACGCTTAAGCACTGGCTTCTAAGACCAGCGTGTCTACCAATTCCACCATCGGGGCATAATGCTACTTATCTTGGTCCGAGTGGTAGGATTCGAACCTACGACCCTCTGCTCCCAAAGCAGATGCGCTAACCAGACTGCGCTACACTCGGCTATTAAATTAAATTTCTATCTTTAAGATACTCTTCAAATTTAAATTCGTATCCATTGATTATAAATCTTTCTTTATTTGTAAAACTTACTAACTTCTGATTTCTAGTCAACCAATCTTCTATATGAAGATCTCCTCCACGTGTTTTTTCTACAAACTCTGTATCAGGATAAGCATCCTTGTATATTCTATCTCGTACATCAAATCCATTCATTTTAGTATTTTTATATTCTTCTAAGAATATAGGATTTCTGACGTATGACAATAGAGTCCTTGATGTAGTAAAATTATACCAGTCTGGATTATGAAATTTAATAAACTCATTATTGTGTGGAATTGGTATTTTTCCATTAATCAATTTAAATTCTGATCCTGCCCCAGACAAGAATACTCCATTAAATCCATTCTGTCTCTGACGATCCATTAACCAGTGCATATAATAGCTATTACATATTACATAAACTATGTTTTTATTTAATGACCAATCTAGAACTTGCGCATAGAATTTTGTTTCTTCGAGATAAATTGGTTCATGGGGTATTTTCCATTCTTTACAAAAACTAGTGCTCACTTCATTATTATAATCTGAGTAGTCAGCTGCATGAACATAAGTTCCTGCATTAAATTTAATTCCCAATTCTATTAAACTTCTCGCTACAAATCTGCTATCATTTCCCCCACTAAAAATAACAAAAACATCTTTACCTTTACATAAAGTATAAAAATGATCTAACACTTCTTGTTTAAAAGATTTCAAATTGTTTTCTACAGAAAAATCTATATCAATATCACATCTGTTAGTGTTCACAAAATAATAGTTTAATTTTTTATTTTGTTTAATATTGTCCAGATCTAACTCGAAATCTTCACTTATAAAAATGTTAGAATTAAGTTGTTTTAGTGTTGGTAAGACATTTTTATTAAAAGACTCTCTGATTTCTTTGTCGCTATCTTTAAGAGTTCTTCCATAATTTTCCTCTCTACATCTAGACAATAATAATCTATTTGTAAATACATTAACAAATGACGTTCGTTCAGATAATAAAAATGGATCTGGTCTTAAATAAATTTTTTTATTTTCTATTTTATAATCTGAATTAAATCCACTTAAAAATAATCCTACGTATCCAGTCTTTGATTTATGATCAATAAGATAATGTATGTAATAGGAAGTCAAAAGCTGGTAAATGACACCTCGGTGGGCATAATAGTTTATTTGGTTTAATATCGTTCTTCTACTAATAAAAACTATCTCGTAATCTATGTTATTTAAGATACAAAATTGTTTTTCGAGTCTACAATCAGAATTATCTCTTTTAAAAGATCCAATCAAACATGTGAAAGGTATGTTAAGTTCTAATAAGATATTTGCTAACAGTTTACTGTTTTGGTCACCATTAAAAAGAAGTGTTATATTATTTCTGTTGTAAATAGAATTTACGTAGACAAGCAACTCTTCTTTATATGATTTCAAATCATCAATATTAGAAGAATCTAATTCTACAACAAATCTGTTATCGTGGACAAAACTATATTTCATAGTATGTATTTATTGGTGCCCCGTGACAGAATCGAACTGCCAATAGATGATTACAAATCAACTGTTATACCATTTAACTAACAGGGCAAATTTGGCTCCAGAGGCAGGGATCGAACCTACGACCAATTGATTAACAGTCAACTGCACTACCGCTGTGCTACTCTGGAACATATGGTTGCGGAGGGCGGAATCGAACCACCAACTGAAGCATATGAAACTTCTGAGATACCGTTTCTCTACTCCGCTGTATTCTGGTGGGTTGCCAGGGAATCGAACCCCGTATGCCTGAGGCGACAGATTTACAGTCTGCTGAAGTCACCAATGCTTCTCGCAACCCAATGGTACTCGGTGGGGGAATCGAACCCCTCCTTACTGCCGTGAAAGGGCAGTGTCCTAACCGATAGACGAACCGAGCAAATTGGTAGTTTTTATCAAGAACTACCAAACTCGCTTGCATGGGATGTGTTCCCTGCCTCATGCTTCGTATTTACCGTAGACTTAGAGAGGACTTTCAGAAGAGAATATAATTCTACATTAAAAATAATTAAATGTCAACAACTTTCTGGAACACACGACTGGATTCGAACCAGTGACTTTACAGTTTTGCAGACTGTTGCATTTGACCACTCTGCCACGTGTGCATAATTATGGTGGGTCTGCTAGGAATTGAACCTAGACTCAACCGATTATGAGTCGGCTGCTTTACCATTAAGCTACAGACCCATGGCACGACTGGCAGGGATCGAACCTGCGACCCACAGCTTAGAAGGCTGTTGCTCTATCCACTGAGCTACAGTCGTAAAACTTTGGTGCGAGTAGCCAGAATCGAACTGGCATGACTTGCGTCGAGAGATTTTAAGTCTCTTGTGTCTACCTATTTCACCATACTCGCATTTAACAAGTATCTATTATACACCATACAACATTGCAAGTCAATCACTGCTCATACAAAAATAATTTACTCTCTCCATCAATATCATTGCAAAAATACCTGCCATCATCATTTTTAAGTGGTGAAAGATAACGATGATTGTTTATCGGTAAGTTTAAATCTCTACAATATATTGGATCTATGTCAAATATTGTAGTTATTCTATCTATATCACCAATGTTCTCTGCTCCATGTAGCTGTTTGTTATCGAACCAAAACAATGTTCCAGGGTGTATCGTTATCTCTTCATCCGCAACATAATATTTGTATGTTCCTTGTAACGAAAAGTGAAAACGATTTTTCCTGTAAGATCTACCAACATCATGATGTCTAGCGACTTTGTCACCAGGATGCAATTTGGAAATAATTATTCTAACCAATTCAGTTCTCAAACTTGGAAATTTTGTATACAAATAATTTACAAGTAACGGATGTTTATCAAAAAATGGAGTTTTTCTAAATTCGACAGATGGATCGTCATATATTTTATTGTTTGCGACCCATTGAGAATATGAATGTTTTTCTGCATCCAGCCCTACCTGATATGGTCCAGTAACTAAGATAATATCTTTCTTAAATTCAGATCTATTTGGTAAACAATGTATCTTAGATTGTTTAACTAATTGTGAATTCTGTTCCCAGTTGCTATCATTGAATAAAAGTTCTTTTTGTATATCTTTAACATCAATATTAGTTTCTATTATTTTTATATGTTTCATCTTCTACCAAGAGAGCATAACTTTTTCATTTTATTTTTCAATGATCCACTTTGGTTGTAACAATGTTGCACTTTTCAAGAAATTCTAGTCCTGCAGTATCACGATATGAATTCCTATAGTAAACTTTCTTTATTCCAGCCCCATACATTATCTTAGCACAATGGATGCAGGGAGCATGAGTGCAAAATATATCTGCACCATTGCCACTATCACCACTCTTTGCTAATTTACTAATTGCATTTGCTTCGGCATGGATTACTTCATCTTTTGTTTTTAAACGATACCAACCATTGTCAGTACCAGTGAATCCCATTCGTTTCATTTCATCTGGAGATGGGATTTGTTCGTCGCCACCGACATATTCAGTATATTCACATTCATTAGACCAACCAGATGGCATACCATTATATCCAATTGAGATGATACGATTGTCTTTTACGACAACCGCACCGACCTTTAATCTTCTGGCACTGGAAAGTTGAGCAAACCTCTCTGCAGTGTCCATAAATGCATCTATCCACTTCTGTTTCATTGTAGGAATACCTTCACTTCTTTCATATTCTTTGCAATTTTATTATCTACTTTAAATCTAGGATTTATATTCTGAGTCTCATCTACGTATAAAATTAATGCAGGTTGATTAAAAGTTTTCTTGTACGATTTAAAGAAGTTGTGATATCTTCTTTCTCCTGGATATACAAACTCGTATCCAGAAAAATCTAATTCAGCTTTGTATAGCAAGTGGTTGGCTCCATCTGCAATACCAACAACTACTACTTTTGGTGTTCTAGGTAACTTAGCGAAATCAACTCCAATGTTATTACACTCAATGAAACTACCACGTCTCCCAGAAAAACAGACCATCATTTCTTCCTTCATTTGGATATATTCTGGTTCTCCAAAAGCACCAACCAATACTGCAGCGACAGGATTGCTTCCTATCAAAGAGCTAACAATGCTACCATGAATGCTAGAATATGTATTCGTAGTAGTTGACCCCTTCTCATCAATCACATGTGCAAATGATTTTATATCAGAGACCCACTTCGGCTGCAACTTCAAAGAAACATCAATACTTACTATGGTTTCTTCTCTGCCTATAACATAGGAAGGTTTACTCACGCTAACAGAAACTGCCTGATTGACATTATCTAATCTGTCAACAACTTTTCTTCGTTCCTCAAATTCTACAAACATTGGGGTAAATTCAGCAGACTGCTTATTGTGTATCCTATTATCTTTTTTAGGTTCTACATCAGCTAAAATAGTCACATGATGAAGACCATAGTCATCTCTATTACGTTGTATAACTTTATGAGATTTTATGATTCCTGCATTATATTGATCTATACTCTCGCTGTACTGTTTTTGTTTATAGTTTTTTTCGGATATAATAAACGTACTTGCAACCTGCTCAATGGCTTCTTGTTTAGCGTTTTGTAATGCAGAGTCGTAACTGTTTCCGACACCAGTAACAGTTACTTCCACTGCAAAAGCCACGCTAGATGATAACATCAAAGCGAGGGCTAATGTTTTCATTGTGCGAAGGAATTCTTTAGCTGAGAGGCAACATTCATGGATCGTTTATCAACTTGTACGCTGACTGCGACGTTCTTTCCATCAGTAGAAACTTTTCGTTCTACAATATATGCACCACGAACTATACCATTGGCTTCGACAGCAATCTTCTCTTGAATCTTGGTTGTTAAATCAGCTGCTTTGCGTTTTGCATTACTGTCGTTTTCTTTCATATCAGCTGCAAGAGCATTGGTGATAGTTTCACTAGCCTTAGATGACTTGAGATCTGTCTGAATAAATTCAACGATGTTACGCTTTGCACGCATAGCTGCAACATTCATACCTTGTTCGACACCAGCATCGTTCTCGATTGGAACAAATGATGTAGCAGAAGATTTGATAGTTTCCCAGTCACCTCTGTCATTAAATGTAACTTCAACTTTACCAAAATCTCTTGCGTACTTATTTCCTTCTGGAGTTTGATCTACAGCAACTTTGGTAGTGGTACTGCAAGCACTCATTGTAAGTGCTAAGATTGATACAAGAACTAATCGCTTATTCATAATATATTTTCCTTATTAACGTAATGTATATGAGTATACTACTGCATCTGGTTTGTTATATGCTTCTATAACACGTTTACGCATCTCAGGGTCTGAGAGTTTGTAACCTAACCTGTCTGGGGACTTAGGGTCAACCAATCCCTGTTCCTCTTGTTTAACTTCAACAGGTGTAACAACTGACACATCATCTTGCTTAACTACAACAGGCACAACTGGTACAACAACTGGCATGGTAAATCTCGACTTTATAGAATTCCACTCAGTATTAAAATCGAGTGCCACAGCATTAGTCGAAACCAAACACAAGACTACTAAGGTGAATCTCATTTCACGTTCTCCTTAATAATAACTTTAGCATTATCAATTTGTTTATCGGCAAAATTTGCAAGACCACTAAAACCAACTGTGGCAACTACCAGTCCAAGAACAAATCCGATGAGTAAGTTTGTCATATTACGCCTGACTATCAATTGATTCCTGTGCCTGCATTTCTTCACCATCAAGCATAGGCATATCGGATAGATAACCCATTTCAGTCAGACCTCTCCACTTAATTACATCTTTTGGATCGTAACAATCCCATGAGTCATTGGAGAATTCCATAAAGTGAGCAAACTCCCATCCAGTAGTAGAAACTTCATACCAACCATCTCGAATAGGAGGAGTTTCTGCAGAAATCCAATCAGTTCTCTCAGCATCACCCCAGTTTGATTCCAACTCGCTAATCATCCATTCACGATGCGAGTTTTCCAAGCCAGCAAATTCTACGATATCAGATGGTAGGTTATCGATAGAGTCTTTATCACTAACATCATATTCATGACAATCATCATTACCGTTGCTGTATATTCCAGCAAATCCCATTCCTGGTTCATGATAGAGTGCTTCCACATTCCAACCATTTTGAACTAGATAATCATACAATGCAATTGGTGGTCCCCATGCAGTGTCACAATAGATGGTTAATTCATTATCGTCATCACGAGACCAGTCAATAATATTTGCATCCCACTTTGTTCCCCAATTCGAAACTGACCAATCGTACTCCCATTCGCCAGTAGGATTAGGATGCAGGTGTTGGAATGGCTGAGCCATTGAATGTCCATCGGCATTCTTTTTACTCATCTCTGCCTCAAGAGCATCGATCTTTGTTTTGTCTTCGTGATGAAGACGCATGCTGTTGTCACACCAGTTAGGCATAATAATTCCTTTTCATAATTAGTTAAAAAAATCTTCAAGTGTTGCTGGCTTCATTTCAAGAAAAATCTTCATCTGTAATTCTGAATGAATCTTTTTCTTCTCCGACATTTCAAGTGCTGATTGTTCATCAGCACAATTCATATCGAATCTTTTTACAATGATACCATAATGCTTGTATCTTTTTCTTGCTTCTGGTATTGTTGTAGCAGTTTTGTGTGTTGCATTAAGTTTATCGTTTTCTTCAGAAGTAACAATAACAACTTTATTGTATCTAATTAAATAATCTTTAACTTGTTCAACAGTCTCAAATGCTTGGTTAACTACTTTTTCCTTAATAATTCCTAATGGAAACTGATGCTCAATATTAAAAACTCGTTTACCTGATTCATATGCTTCTCTTCTCTGTCGTTTGGTTCCACCTAAAGAATTAAACTTTTCTATTGCTGATTCACTCCACCATTTACAATTGGCAAGGATGTGAGGTGTAGCATGAGAACAAAATTCGTTTTCACAAGAAATAAAATCAGAAACAATTCTGCAATCAATATCAACTGCTTTCTTTTTGGCGTTGACGTGCACTGGTGCAAACTGCATATCATATATGCGTTTTGCAAAGTGATCTACAACATTTTTCACAGAATCGTTCATAATAACTATTATACCTCAAAATGAAATAATTGTCAAGCACTTTTTGCAGAGGGTTTTTTCTCCTTCTCTGGGGCTGCAGGGATAATTCCAGCATCAGATGCAAGTTTCCATGTAATCTTAGGAAACATCTTTTGCAACTTCTGGTCTTTAACTGCAATTACAATCTCAGCCTCAGTGGGGTGGATACCTTCTAGCATACTAATGAATAAAGATTCTCTTTTTATTGGTGTTAAATCTTTCCTGCAAAAGATATAAAACCTTTTAATATCTGTAAATAAATTCGTTGGTGTCATACCCAATGGTTCTGCTGCAGGTTTAAATGGAGGGATTCCTTCTGGCAGAATCATTTTATAGTCAGGTAAAAATGAATGAGCAAAAATAACCTTTAACATAAAATCATCTTTATGCTCTTCGATCTTTTTAGGATCCTCGTTAATCTCTTTCAAAACTTCTGGCAGATACTTCTTCATTAAAAATCCTCCAATTCTTCTAATAGTAATCGGCAACGATGCTCCATAAGATAGTTCATAACAGACATCTTATCGCCCTTTGGTTTACTACTTATGTATGTAGTAATAATACTTTCTCGAACATCAGTCGGAATGTTATCAAATGCAACTAATGTAGCATTTCGTTTCCAGTTTCTTCGCTCCTCATCATTGCGACATGCCTTTTCACCAAGTTCGATAAACTCAGCAAGTCGCTTTGCAGAACACACTTTCTGTCTTTCTCCGATAACAAACACATCATCTCTACTAAAGATATTTGGGATGCCATCTCCAGTATCACCCTTAACAATATGTTCTATTGTAAATTCAAACACTTCCTGTTTTGTCGCAGTGATATATTTCTTCTGCATTGGTGACCACTGACGAACATTACCTGAAGAATATGGTGCTAGTTGTAACTGCTTGAAGTCTTTATCAGAAGATAAAATAAGAACTTTCTGTGGTTCCTCAACCAGTCCTTCCATGATCAAATCATTTTGTTGCAGATATTCAGTCATTACAGCAATGATGTCATCTGCTTCAGCACGATCGACATGCATCACTCTCCATGGAAAGTGTTCCGCTATGTCTTGACGCATTTCATTTAAGGTATCAAAGATAAGATGCCAATCAAGATCACTATTATCACGATTCTTTTTACGTGATGCTTTGTAATGTTCGAAATATTCTCTCCTCCAATATTTGCGACCATCACAACATATGACTATGTCACCATATTCTTTACCATATTTTTTCTTGTATGATTTGAGGGTTGAAAGTGTCGCATGACGAATCAGATTCTTTACTTCTGACTCAGTACCTTTCAGTTCTCGTTGAAACGTGAGAATGGCAGCAAGAGCCACCTGAGAATAGTCTACTAAAATCATGATTTGTCCATTTCTTTCACTAAACTTTTAAAAATATTCAAAAAGTTTTTCGTTTCGTGTTCAATATTAACAGGCTTCTTTTCAATACAATATGTTTCTCTCTGGACTCGTTGAACCACTTTCTCACAGTCAGCAAGATTTACGAATGTATTCGGTGCTTCAACTACACCATTCATAGTAATAATCATCAATGCATATACGCTAGTCATCAGAATGCTCCCAACAGAACACACTCGGAATTAATCCTACCATTTGGTGTAGAAGATTTAGTTGTAAGTTTCTTAAGCGCACCATTCAACGCACGTTTGCCCATCGATAATCCTTTGAAGAATTCTTCTGGTTTACGTAGTGTCATAGATACAGAATCCTTAACATTGAATCCAATAATCGTAGTGCCTTTAACAGATAATGTACCTGACTCTGCACGATATACCTGAACCTTACGATACTTGGTATTATATACCCACAACTCACTTGATGCAAGAATATCTTCTGGTTTAACAGACTTTAGATTTAGCTCTGCAAACTCTCGCATATATTTCATCTTGCTAACTACTTTAGCAGGAGAAGTTGCTTTGCGTTTGCGAGGTGCACGTGTAGCCTTAGCGATTTGTACCATCTGATGGCAGTCATCGATAATGTCACCGACGAATTTATGAAATGCTTTTAATTCTCTCTTAGAGAAGTTTGAGTATCCTTCCACCAGTTGTTCATCTTCTTCATTGATAGCATCTGCTAGTTCATTATAAGTTGGAATGAACATGTCACCAATCTTTTTGGCGATAGGTGCTGATACAGAATTTGCTAAAAGAAAGTTCTTTGCTGTAAAGTTTGTTTTACCTTTATTGATAACAAAATCATCAATAGCACCCTCAATCTCACCAGCCAATTCTTTGGCTTTATCATCAATTCTTTGCTGAATTGAAATGACATTAGATGGCTTGGCTTCTACCTTTTTCTCTTTGACGATTTTATATTTGTGGACAAGATCAGCAGCAGTTTCATTAATGAAATCTATGTGCTTGTTTGTCAGATATTGCTCACGAGTTTTTAGACGACAGATAATTGCTAACTGTCGAATCTCAGTATCTGTGGCTTTACTGATTGCTAATACCTCATTTTTTTTACTGAGTTTAGCAAAATACTCGAGTGCAAATTTACGAAGCATCTTTTCGTTGGCATGTTCTGTATACCAAGTAAGTGCTACACCAAGACTGGTGCTGTAATTATCCAGTGTGACCACTGGCTCATTGGCCATCGTTTCCTTGCGGGATTGCAAGATTGCATGACCCTTCATACGTTTTTTAGCTGTTGCCATAGGTTTGTAACCTCCATTAATAATATCTATTATACATCAAGTTGGAATTAAAGGCAACACCTATTTTAATAACCCCATAGGTTGTAGGGTTATTATTTAATAATGTTCTATATTAAATGCAATAGAAATTCTATCAGTATCTGTTTTGTTTGCAAAAACACCATGCCTAATCCACGGCTCAAATGTAATCATCAATCCAGAAACTGGCGTGATTAAATGATGGTCTGCGACAGGAAGTTTATTTTGTATCCTATACTGATCCCTCTGCGGTATTTGATCAGGAATAGAAAAACAACCAGAATCATTTGTATTATCAGAATTAACATAATAAGTTCCAGACAGCAGAGAACCAAAATGATAATGTTCCTGCTCTAAAGAATTTTTACCGAATACATTTAACCAAGAAACGATATAAAAGTCTCTAATATCATGCCCAATAGCGAACAAATGTGTTATAGCATTTGCTGTTATTAATTCTTTTAGTTCTTGCAAATTTGCAGTTTCTAGAAAGTTTTCATCTTTGGAAAAAGTAGTTCGAACATTTTCTGTTTTTGGATAATGTAAACTATTGTCTGGACTATTGATATAACTATAGACCTTTTCTTTTGTTATGTCTCTAATATTATTAGGAATATTATCCATTCCAATCATCAATGGAGAATATTCCTGAAACATCATTTTGCAGTAATCTTTTCGTATAAGATAACAAAGTCTTCATGATCGGCAACCTCTTGAGCAAGATTTTGCTTGTGATATGTTTTTGCTATTTTAGAAATAACTTTTTTAGGAATTTGCAAATTATCAGATTGTTCTTTGACAATCTCTTTAATTAAATCTCGTTCTGCTTCTGTCCTTGTCATACTGTTACTAATTTCCTGTATAGCCTGTTGCAGATCTTTCTTCTGTTCTGGAGTTAGTGCGTAGTTCATCAATCACCTTTCGTAGTAATTTTAGCCTTGAATGCTGCTGGAATAATAAATGCAGCGAGCCATGTTTCAATAGTATATGGAATCATAAGAATTGGAAATAGTGTATTAATTGCCCAGATTAATGCTATGGGCATACCAATAACAATTAATATGGCTATTACAAACATTATTCCAATGCTGGTTGGAGTTGGATACATCTTTAGGTTTATCATAATGTAAATTGCACCTTTGTTACTGAGTCCCAGCGGAATGATCTCCATTCTTGTTTTTCTGTATCAAAAACCCGAACTGCGGATCCAGTAGTCGTGCTACTTTCTGTTTTTGGGATTTTTTCTTTAGGGATGCTGGATTCGACGAGGGTGCAGAACATGTCTCTTTCTGTACCATCTTTTTTGGTAAAAGTAATGCACAAATTTTTTGTGTTTTTGTCATGGAGTAATCCTAGAGTCCAAGTTTTAAATTCTTCGAATTCTTTCTCGTTTTTAAATACTGTTTGCATCTTTAAATTTCACCTGTAAATCATTAATAATTGGTTCAAAAAATTCTTTTAATTCTTTCGAAGTATAAAAATTAGTATAAGAACTATTGACTATATCTTTACCATTCTCATGTAAATACTGCTTAGTTGTAAACTCAACTAAGCCGTAATCTAAATCTTTAATTTTAATAGTGGTCAATAAACCACCGCTGCGAAATAACTCATATGTCTTGTCCATAGGATTCCTTCTTATGTTTAGGATTGCGAATGTACTGAACCTTACTCTCCACTTTTCGCATACGATACTTTGGAGTGCGAAGATCCTTTGCAACAGGATTTCTAGGTTTTAGGGTCTTATTATACATTCTGATTCCTTACAAGACAAATTTATTTAAAAGTTCCTTCGTTTCTGTAAAATCTTGCGTTTGATCTAACTCTTGATCGATAGTTGCAAGAACTACCATCTCTTCTAAAACATCCACCATGTTTTGAAGTTTAAGATTAAGTGCTTGTTTCCATTCTCCATAAACCTCTGGAGAATCAATAGACCACATAATATCCAACAGGATAACTTGTGCCTTGGACAATCCATCTATCTGAATACTCATTTTATATTACTCCACTTAGCAAGTTTTGCTCGTTTATTTTTAGTGGCAATATGTACACCATATGCACTAATGATATTACTTTCCATCATAAGATTAATCATGCACAACAAATCACCAACTTCTTCCTCTAATCTCTGTTTATTGGTAACATCATTGTGTGTGCCATCTAATCCAAACCTAAACACTTTACTTATCGCTTGAGTAACTTCAGCACATTCTTCTTGTGCTATAAGAAGAATCTCTTTATTTCTTTCGTTATCAATCATTATATTCCTCTGAATTTTGCATCATCTCGTATTGTTTTTCTTGTTCCAACTGCATTCTCTCTTCGATTGCATTTTGTGCCCATTCAAAGGGAATGTTCAAACTATAAGATATAAACTTAGCTGACATACCACGTTCGACTAGGTCATCAATTTGCATTGAAAGTTCTGCCATTTTACTCATTTTAACTCCAATCTTTCTTTCCACCGAACTGCTCATTATATTCGTAACCCATAAAGTAAGCACGCATCTCAGCGATACTCATATCTTTAGGTTCAACTCTTTCACCATGACCAGTTCCTTCTGGCCACCAGTGTGGATCTTGTGGACGATCATAGTAAGAATCAGCACTACCACGATCAAATGGACTCCCATGCGTACGCAGAAAAGTTTGTCCACGATAAACAATTGTGTCTTTCATCACTTTACCCATTTTCTTTGTCCAATTCATTTAACATTTTATTCAGTCGGCGACGCACACTATCATTGTCATCAATTCCAGACAGCAAACCAGCCACTGTTGATTCTAGGTAACCAGCTGCATGAGCATAGGTTCCGTATTTGTTGTAGAGTTTACTCACAACTGTTTTTACCAATTCATCATCTTTCATAATCATTTCCTTAAATTAAATCAACTTGCACACGATAACCACGTCTATCACCAGAAAACCCTGTCATCTTTAAACCATGACGCTGACGCATTGCGATCTCCATTAGTGCTTCCCAAACTGCCACACGCTGATCAGTTTGACCGAAGGTATCAAAAGCCATACCTTTCACAGTGGTGTAAATATGGACATCGTTGATTATCACACGAACCTTCTGACTATTTTTCAGACCATCAATAATTACTTTGGTTCTCATAACAATATTCCTTTCATTCACTATACAACTATTATACACCAACTCGCAATAAAAGACAACAACTTTTTTCATAAAAAAACCCTGTGCAAGACAGGGTTTTCCGTGGTTAGTAAGCACTAACTTACTTGTTGTTCATGTTTCCTATAATTTTATAAGGCAAAAACCATAAATTTAATAAAACATATACCCAAATATCTATTGGGTGTTTCATGATTTTAGTTCACCACGTTCAATTAGTTTTTGTTTATTATAACGATGCATTTCTTGCACCAACTCTTTGTTCTCACCATTATACAGAACAGCATAATTGTTATCAATCATCCACTGATTTAAACTCGTTCCGTCTTCCATAATGAATACAGCAAGAATGCGCCCAAACTTATCATCGTTGCTATCAGATTTCTGCGTTTCAATTCTAACCCAAGAACCAACTGGAAGTTTATCAGCTAATCTTTTCTTGGATAACTGACCACGTACTTTTTCTTCAGAATCTGCAGTTCTAGATTCTGGTGTATCTATGCCAGCCATACGAACACGCTGGTTTGCCAGAACGATATTGAAACCTAGATCTAGATCAATGTCAACTGTATCGCCATCAAGAACTTTTAAAATCTTTGCTTTATATTGATACATGTTATTCCTTTTTACCAAATTTTTCAGAAGCTGTAAACCCTAGACCAGCAATAGCAATATACATCATACCTTCGTATACAGAATCTTTTACATCTAAATTCCAAAATAAATCTGCAACAAAAGCAGTAGCACAAAGTAAAAATGCTAAAAATGTGACTAATCTTTTGCTGCTAATTCTATCATCCGTTCCATCTGTAAAAATACTATGAAACCAATTCATAATTAATCGTTTCTAGTATTTCTTGCTACTGGATCTCCAGGTTCAAGACCAAAAGATGGTTGTGACATACCCATCGGCATTCCCATAGGTCTTGGTGGCATTCCCATGCCACTCATCGATGGCGCAGATGGAGTTGATGTAGATGCTGGTTTATTTGTCCAGCCAGCATTAGCAGCAGTTAATGCTTGTTTTTGCGCATCTTTATCATTTCCTGCTAACATAATACCAGATAATGTACCTGTTAAAAATGTAGCAATAGGAATAATCAACTCAAAGAATTTTTGATCTATAGGACTGATAGCGTTCAAAGGTTGTGTTACAAAAATAATAGAGTAGAGAACAACAAAAACAATACCAGTTAATGTTAGTGCTAGACATACGCCAATAAAAAAGCGTAGACGAGCCATCAGCTGATCTTCACTATACATAAATGGTTGATTATTTTCCACAGTTGGCTCCTTGAGAAACAAGTGCTGGATTTGCTCCAGTAGGTTTTTGATCATCTGGCATTCCTAATCTAGGGTCTCTTCCACCCTTAAAAACATGTTCAGGACAAGTTCTTGTCACATCACATAATGGTTTTTGACAAATATCTTTATCCCAGTTTGCTGGGTTCTGACATGGGTATCTGAACGAATCTCCACCGAAAATCGCAAGACCCAATGGTAATACGATAAGTACACCAAGCCATTTAAATAATTTTATATCGTTCAACATTACCTCAGCTTTCTTATAATTATTTTGCTAGTGGGTTATCTAATGCTTTTTGTATCTTACTATCTATTTCTTTTCGAATTTGACGTAGTTCTACATCTTGTTCTTTTTGAGCCTGAGATGCTTCTCTAGCCATTTGTTTTGAATTTCGTTCAACTTGTTCAACTACACCTTCTAAACGACGAATATCATTCTTCAAATCGTTCTTAATATCACGAGTGTAATCTGTTGACTTTTGGCTATTTTCTTCGATAACTGCTAGTCGTTTATCAAATACTGATAAATCTGGGGCAACATATTCTGCGATACGTTTCTTCATACTTTGATAGTCTTTATATACTTCAAATGCACCATAAAGACCACCAAGTGTTGACGATACTATTGTAGCAGCTACCATTAGTTTCGCTGGTGTAAATTCATATCCACCAATGCTAATAACAGTATCTTTACTAGCATACTTTTTCATTGCTGCTTCGGCTTCGTCAATCTTTTTATTGACGTCTTTAATTTCTTCTCCCATTTTATTTCCTTTATACGTTTCTTTCTAGTTGTTTTGCGATACTTCGCATTTTAATTAAATCAGAGGCACTTGGACCATTCTGTTTTTTTTCCAATTCAACTTTAATTTCTTCCTGTTCTTTAATTTTGTAATAAAACAAATAGGCTGAAATTAATACCATAATTTCCAAAAGATAAAATATTAAAAATGATTCAAAAAATAAAGTTATCTCCATTGTTGATTAACCATTTCTTCGTGTAATCTATCAGAACCACTAAACATTCTACGAACACTAGTTGATTTGTTGTCAATTACTTCTTTACCATATTGCCTTTGTAATTGTCTTTGTAAAACATCAGGAACATTTGCCTGTGCATAGGTATTAAATCCTGGAACAAAACTCATAGCACTAATCACATTTGGTTGAATTGCCACTTGACTTTCAAATGTCTTAGCAGATTCTACTCTACTCATTTCTTGTTTTGCTTTTTCATTTGATGCTTGCTTCATTTCAATATTAGATTTACCTTCATTAGTTCCAGATTTTTGTTCTCCTCGCTCTGCTCTTGGTTCTGTTCTGGATTCCTGTTTAGGTTCTGCTCTTGCTGATTGTTGTGGCTGTTGCCTTTCGTTTGTGGATGCTGTATTTCTGGTTTCTGTTTTATTTGTTTGTTGCGTTTGAGCAGATCCTTGATTATTAGTATTTGTGTTAGCACTTTGTTGTCCTCCTGCTGGCGCTAATTGAACAGTAGCAGTAGCGTCTGGTGCGACAGATGTTGTTTTTGTTTCAATAACACCATCAACATTACTATCACCTGTTTTTGAAATTTCTGTTTTTACTCTACCATCGTTAGAAACAGTTGTAGTTGGTTCTGTTCTTGATGGTTTACTTTCTGTCGTTTGAGTAGTGCTTGTATTATTCAATAAGTTTTTCTTAGCATACGCTTCTGCATATCCTGGACACGATTGAGAATATAAAGGATTTAATGTACACTGTTGTGTTAAGTATGCCGATTGATAACCAGCACATGACTGAGAATATAAAGGATTAATATTACATTGCGCTTGAGTATATCCAGGACATGCTGGGTCAAATAATGGATTTAATGTGCATTGTTGTGTTTGATATGCAGCTGCATAGCCAGCACATGACTGACTTGATAATGGATTTGATATGCATGGGTCTGGTGTATAGACAGCACTACTCCACATATTGTTTATGGTTGCTGTTCCTAAAGTCCATTCTGACATAGCAAATGCACCAAGAGATGATATTGGTAAAGAAGAACTTAATCTGTAATTATTTGTGTAGTTACCACTAACTACATTGTTACCACCATTATGTGTTGTAGTGTCAGAGTATATGGTTGCATTGTTGCTATCTGTAATAACAGTAGCTACACCAGCATCAGAATAGTTCCATCCTGTTAGACATAATCCAAATAAATCAAACATTGCGCATTGTCTTCCAGGAACATTATACGAATAGCCATAATCAAATCCGTGGATAGTAGCACCAGCACCAGCAAAAGATAAAGCAGACGCTATTGCATACGCTTGTGTTCCTGATGTTCCTGGAAGTAAATTCCCACTTATTATTGCATTATATCCAGGACATGAAGGTGAGTAGCCTGGATTAGCAATACATGGATCTACTGTATACTGTAAACTTAATGATGGATTACGAACTTGTGGTCCATAATATCCTGCCCAAAATTTAGCATCTTTACCTGTAAATGATAGTTCTAAATTAGATAAATTTGATAATGGATAATTTTGAGGAAACCACTCAGTGCCAGAATAATTTATAAATCCACCTGATTGTTGTGGGTAGTTATAATTATATGTTTGAAGAGCATTTCCCCCAGAATCTTTTAATATAACTTTACCTGTTAATGTTCCATACTGCCCAGTTGCTGGATCATTGTTAATATTCCAAGAGTAATTATATCCACCGACTTGTATTCCTGTTCCAGACAATGCTTGATTGATGGCAATTGTTTGTGCAGCAGTAGCCATTGTGTAACCAAAAATTATAGTGTTAGTTCCAGGATTAAATGCTGGTGTGGTGCCACCAGAGAATCCACCATTTTGACCTTGAACAGTTCCAGTCCAAGCATTTACTGTTGGATTTAATAAATTTTGTGATTGTGTATATGTTGAAATAGGAGATTGTTGAGCAAACACGCTACTACTGATTAATAACAAT